CTGACCAACGCCGCCACTCAACCGCGGAGAACCACAGCTGAGAACGGGGTAAGAAAGCGTCCCAACAAACGGACACCTTCCGCTTCGTTATATACCTCACTTGCCTTTGCCTAAGGCTCATGGAGTAACCCCTAACACTTCCGAAGAGGAAGCTTAACCAGGCACCCGAGGGATTCCAGTTTCTACTATCCTCGCTAAACCCCACCGCGTTACCGTCCTCGTCGCTCGTTACCATAAGAGCTAAAGGCCGTACCAAACTGTAGTGATACAGCTTGATGCCGTGGTGCAGAGATCTTACACCACGCGCCATGTCACTCGGCACGTGGATCCCTGCGTCATCGTTCTCGTACGCTGGTACCCAGCAGACCCGGTTTTTTGTAAGGGCCGTCACACTACGCAGTAGATGTTGGACTGTGTCAGTGAGCAGGATACCTGTACGTGCCGACCAGAGGTTTAAGCCGTTGATCGCTACGTAATAATCTTGCGGAGTCTTCAGGGATTTTATGTATACCCCTCGACAGTGCTGACCGTTAAACCAGTCAGACCCGCATGATTCACGGAACGGTCCATCAACGAAGGACTTGCTCTGATTCACGATGCAACCTATCATGCCGAGTAACTTGGCAGTCAAAGAAGACGCCTCGCGACGGACGATGATATCATCACCGAACACCGCAAAGTTTCGCTTATCAGCCTGTTCCACCGTCGAATACTTCCTAAGCTTTATGCCCAGGTGACGGTAAACAGTTGCAATCACTGCACTAAAAATGATGGTCTGCAGGGCGGATGTGTATCCGTTTCCCATAGTTGACATCATCCCTAGCTCTACGACGCGCCCATCGACGAGTTCTGTCGTCTCACTCCGAGTCCAAGATAGGACTCTAAAGAACCCTTCAGGTAAAATTTCTTTTAGAAGGGTCAAAGAGAGGGTGTCGCTCGCGCTTTCCAAATCAAATGTGGAGTAAATGCCCCATTGTGACCCAGTTTGCGCTAATGCACGGTTGACGTCCTGTTGATTAGACAGGTCAATACCAAAGAACTCTTTAAGACGTTCTTTTAGCATACGCCCAATGCCCAGCTGGAACCACATATTGATTGTAGGTTCTTTACTGATACACCGTGCAACAGTGACGTTCTTATTCACGAAGCACATTTTGTTACCCGCAACAATCCGGGGAGACCATCTTGAAGCGCAGCCGTTTACGGCATCCGCCCACCTCGGGTCCCTCGAAACTGTCTTCTCCCAACTAAATAGGAGGTCTTCCCTCGTCACCGACAAGGGGCTGTCCCAGAGCTTTGTGTAAAAATCAGCTCCACGTGCCGATACATTGGCACCAGGACCAACACCACCGTTAGAGATGATCTCTTCAGGTGAGCTGATCAAAGGCAACCCTTCGCGATACCAGAAGTCGTATAGGATTTGTTTTAAATCTCCTATCAACTCTTCGTCGCGTCGATCCTGAACTTCCAGAACCCAATCAGCAGAACGCTGATTTACGAGTAAGAACTTATCCAGAGCAGCTGTGCAAGCTACCTTGGAAGGGTTCTCCGATTCATTGAATTTCTTCAACAAACTCGTCCCAAGCGCATAACATTGCGCCTGTTTCGTCGAAGCATCAGGCCATAAAGACTTGCCACCGGACATAGCGTCCAACTGGTATTGGTCCAAATGGTATGAGAGATCGCTAAGCAGGTTTGAGTAAAGAGCATCGGTCTTACTGGACACGGTGTCACTCCTTCGAGGCTATGCCTCATTGTTAGCACATGTTACTGAGCGCCTGGATAGCACATAACCTTCGTTTCCTCAGGCTTGTGACCAAAGTTCATGGCCCACGCCCAGATGATCAACACGATCACGTATGGGAGCAAGCCATTTACCAGCGCCTGGAGAGCCCTCATTTCAGAGGATTCCAGTAACTTCGGTATCACCCATTCCCGCAGATTGCTGCGTGAGGGTACCGAAATGCGCACTGAGAGCCGCCCGGATTTCGCCGGGACTCGCAGTATCCGCACCCGCAGGCACGTCCATAATCGTTGTCACGATCATGGTTTGGGGCGACTGACCAGCAAGAGGAACCATCCCCTTACGAGTAATCACCTTGTACGTGTTCTTTGGAATGTTGCTAACAACGCCAGTGATAGGATTTGGGTTGCCGATGTTCCTGACAACCTTAGGCCGAAACACACTGATCGTGAAGGGTGACGACACGGAATGTAGCGACACGCCAGCCTGTGTCCCGCCTAGTGCGGTAACAGCCCATTGCTTGCCATTGATATCCGGTGCGATGTCCGTCGTGAGCGTGTACGTAGGGGCGGTAAAACCCGTCTGCGCAGCGCCCGTGACCGGGGAAGTAACATTAACGGTCATAGTGACCTACCTCGGAATAGTAAAACGATGGATGAAGGGACTAACGGAAAATGGAACGCGGAGTATGGGGTTTGATGCCCATAGTCAGCAGAGCGGCTATGTTAAGCCAACGCCCACGGCCCGACGCTGAGTCGAAGCCAGGTACCTTGACCATAAAGCCGGTCTCCCATGTGCTGTTAATTGTCCCACGATTCACGTCGAAACGGGATTTCTCTACGTGGCCGCCATACGACAACGAATCGTCGTAGGCAAAGCTAACAGAAGAATCTCGGCAAAGATCGGAGAACTTGTCTGTCCGGCTACTTCTTGTAGTCCGGTTCATCCAAGCAAACGTCACAAACCGCATCTGCCACGCATCGAGAACTTGACCGATATTGATGAAATAATCGGCAAAAAACGACCACGGCACCAACTCCCAGGCTGTAGGTAGGACATCTAAAACTCCTATCCCGAATTGCCCAGGTATTGGCATCGTCCCTGAAGGATTATCATTCCTCCAAGCACCGCGAATCGTACTGTAACACTGCTCATAACCGTCCTTGAACACGTTTTGATGAAATGTGGCCGAGGGCAAGCTTGAAGCAGGTGTGTACGATAGAACTTGACCACTTACTGTGGCCTCGCTCATACCTCCAGCTTTTATTGGAATTAGATCATAACAATCCGCATCCGCCATTGTCTTGAAGGCCTTCGCTGCGTCGTCCAGGTCTTGAATGTTGGCCTTATGGCCAAAAACCCATTCAAGCCATGTATCCGACACCGCATGGGTTAACTCTCTCCACGAGTTTTTATCTCGTACCATTGTGCGGCCGTATTTGTTAATACGCATCCGTTCACGGTATAAAGCAGAGAGGTCCGTGTGCAGGGTATCAATTGCATCTCTGATACCTTTTGCCGGTCTCGACAATTCCCTAACAGTCTGCAGCAATTGCCCTACGAAAACTCCACCCGAAAAGTTCTGTTGGGTGGCCTCGCGGTACTTTTTCGCAAACTTAATTTGGGACTTGGATATAGCCTGGTTAACCACAGGAGCAGAACAAGCAGCCGGCCACCCTACCGTCATTTGAGGTAGGATATGGCCTTTCTGAGAGAAGATATTCTTCGGATTCGTTTTCTGATATCCGGAGTATTCCCCCTCAGAGGCTTTCATTCTGAAGCGCACCCCAGTCAGACTAGTAGTTGCATCTTGCCCAATGGCAATCCGTTTTCTCCAATCAGGAGATCCCGGGCCGGTAGTTCTCGAATTGGCCACCCGTTGTGTCGCATCGACCACAAAAGGTGCCGGAGAAGGGATACCGGGCAACTGCTTCACGTACGCTAGGTAGCAACGTTGCCACCCAAGCACATGGGATCGTTTTGATCCTTTCTTAGTCCGCTTCTTGCGGACATGTTTGTTAGACATCTAGGGGACCTCGCTTAGTGGTTTATGAGCGGGAGCTACCCCAACCCAGAGTCCGATTGGAACAACACGTTCCCTCACTTAGATTGTTTTTGGCAGGTAGTGTTTATCTACCATGGCCCTATCTAAGGCGTGAGCAGCTTCTTCGAAGCACTGAATAGCGTAATCGTTTAACGATTCGCCATCAAGAACTTCGTCGAAACCGCTCTCTTTTGCTATCTGGAGCGCCACAAAAATGTGCCGCAGCATAAGCAGATCAAAATCGATCGAGATTACATCTGTCGGCGCTTTCATGTG